TCATCCCAGTAGTTGTTGCTCATAGCAACCCACCCTTCTATTCGTTTGAATCGCAAGCCTCAGATTCTAGTCGGGGAACTAGCCTGGCTCTTACTACCAGTCTTCTACGCTATGTGGGCTGGTTGGTCACATAGGATTCTATTTAGAAGTAGCCTTGACTTGGTTTTGCTAGGCTACCCCTGATTGTTCCAGCACTTCCCTGGAACTGCGCTTCTTCGACAGCAACAAGTGATGCCTTCTTACGCCTTGCAGATGCAAGACCGAGAAGGTCTGCTTGTTCTGCTTCTTTTTGTCCATACTGGTCAAGCGTTGAACCATAGATGGAACTAAGTTTTTCCATAGTTGGAAGTTCTTGGGCAATTGTTGCGTACCCCTTAACTGCAGTAGCAGTAGATACTCCAGCAGCCTCAAGTGCTTGTGCACCAACGGTCTTTGTACTTGTACCCATAAGTTCTGCGCTAAGACCCTGACGGAGTGCTGCTCCGCCAATCTCTGCTGCTTGCACCTTACGCTCAAGTGCTGGCAATTGCTGCTCTGGGTCGAGCATTGCTGATACTAAATCTGTTGGCCCTAGTGTTGGATAGAATTTACGAAAAGCCTCTAGTGTCTTTGGGTCTGCCTTGAGAACTCTGTCATAGGCTAGAGATATACGGGTAGTTGCTTCATCAACAGATACATCTAATCCAATAAGTTTTGTATACTGTTCGGTATTATCAAGGTTTGTTAATCCATAAGCCTTAAATACTTTTGAATATCCACGTTCCTGCTGTAGATATGTAGCCTCATCAAGGAGTGGCAACTGACTCTTGAGACGTTGGGCATTGCCAGCAAAGCGGTCCATATATGGCTTGTTATAGCGTGCGTCATAGCGAAGAAGATTAAGCACCTCTTCACCATCGGCTTCTGGAAAATCTGTAAGAATCTTATCAACCATATCAGCAATCTTGTCAATACCATATGATGATAGAAGTGCAACAAGTCCTGCATATTTCTCTGAACCTGCTGGCTTGGCTGGTGTGGTTGTGGTTGTAGTTGAACCTGTACCAGTAGTTCTTGTTGGGCCAGGTCCTTGAAATACAACAAAACCAGTCTCCACGCTTGTGCCAGCCTTAGGTCCAGTGGTATAAATTTCCACTGGTTCGCCGAGAGTATTAAATATAAATTGTGTTTCTGCTATTGCTGTAGGTCCAACAAACCCAGGCTGACCTGGTTGCTTTGCAGGTGTTGGCATAGTTACTGCTGGCTTAAAGCCAGGTATTACTCCACTTGTAGGAGCAGAGGTCTTGGTTGCCTTTGCTAACGCTGCCTGTGTCTTTTTAAGTTCTGCAGCAGCCTTCGCTAATTGTGCTTTAGTTGCCATTATGCAGGTCCAATTCCGAATGCCCTAACAATGGCAGTCAATGCGCCTTGCTTAGTATTCTTATATGTTTCAGTGTCCTTGAACTCTGGCTTTGCGTAAAGAATTTTTTTGTATTCAGCGGGTGACAGCGCTCTATCTCCAGCAGCAACTTCATAGAAGTCTGCTGGTTTTAATTGAGATGTTGGCTTTCCATAAATCTGTGAATATACACTTGCGTATGGAGCAACAAGGTCAGATACCTCCGCGCCATCTTCAATCAAATCTCTGAATCCTGGGTATAGCGCCTTGGCTTGTTGCTTTGTTATATTAAGAATGTTGGCCAAAGCCTGCTCGCTACGAACGCCTTGGATAGCCTTCTTGTAAATCTCGGCATCATTAGTAGGAATACCATTGTTTGTATAAGCGCTGCGTATTTGGTTAACAACCATACCTAGCGCACCCTCTTGCAGTAAAGCATCATCCTTTGTATCTGGAGTAGACATTGCTGTCTTGTAGCGTGTAGCAGCAGCATTCTGGATATACTTTAGGCGAATATCTTCACGCTGCTGTGCGCTAATTGAACCGTTTTGCTTAGCCTCAAGTTGCTGAACTTCCTTAGCATATGCAGCAGCAATCTTCTTATCTGCACCAGCGTTAAAGATGTCCATAAACTGAGTGTTAAGTTCTGATACCAAGGCGGCAGATGGGGTAACGGCTGGACCACTCTTACCTGACACGCTAAAGTATGAAGCAGCAAGGGTCTTGTTTGTATAAAACTTGTCAACACTTAACTGGTAATCTTCTCCAACCGTGTCAGAGTATCTCATTATTTTGGTCAGGGCATCAATGTCTACCTTACGTGGAGAAATTGCGTTGCCCATAGCAATGAGACTTTGTATTGTAGGTTGAGTTCCATCTTTATAAATGCCAGGAATCTGGGCAAGTTTTGCAAGAAGATTTGCTTTATCTTGGTTAGATAATCCAGCAAAAGCATTCATAGCGGAAATGTCTGTGTATTGAGTCTGTTTTGTAATAACAACTGGTGCCGCTAAAGTACTACCTACATATTGCCCAGGTGTCTGGCCTACATAAATTGGAGAACCAATTGGGCGACCATCTAAGCCAGCCTTTGTGCCAGTTGTACCAATAGGAACGCTATTACCTGCTGCTTGAACACCAGGACTTACGTTAGCAGCATCCGCACTTGCACTTCCTGCTTTAGGTGCTGATGATGGATTAGGCGTTGGGGTTGCCGTCACTATTAGCCCTCCAATTCTGATTTGAAGAATGTATAGAAAAATTTCTGGAACTCTGGGTTACTAGCAAGGATTTCTTGTGCTTGCTCTGCTAACCAGATGCGCTGTGGTTCCGCACCTTTAACAGCAAGGCTGCTATTGGGGTCACGACCTGCAGCCTGTAGTGCAATCTTGCGTAGGTATACATAGTCACGTAGACCCTGAACTGCATCTGAATCTAGGAATCTTTCATCTTTGAGAATGCCATCAATCTGCGCCTGGACGCGTGCATCCTTAAAGTAGTCTGTTGTAATAGACAAACCACGCATTGCATAACTATCTCCTAGCGTAGATAGTGCATTGTCGTACTCATCCTTGCTCCAACCTTCTGCAGCAGAACGACTAAGCAATCTATCTTTAGCAGCAAAGTATCGAATGCGTGTTACCTTTTCGATAATTTCATCCTTCTTAAGGACTGTACGATTACCGCGCTTCTTCTCCCAGCGCATCATTTCCTGCGATAGTCCACCACCAGGGTAGATATATCCATAGGTATCTGGGTACTTATCTGCTACATCTGGGTTATCACGAAGGAGTTCGTAACTATATAGGTTAGTTGCTGAACCACTTGTGTATCCAATAATGGCAAAGATGTAGTTAGGACCATATAGGTCTAGGAAGTCTGCGTAGGCTTTGTTCTTATCTCCACCTGCAGCAACCTCCATCTCACGAAAGTCCTTGTAAAGTGCTGAAGAAAGCGCAACGCTTCCATCATCCTTAGTTGTTAACGCTTCCATTGTGAGTGGGAATGGTGAGAAGAATCCGAAGAATCCTCTAAACATTGTGAACATCTTTGCAAATCTATCTGCATCCTTGAGCAATCTTGCCTGGTCATCAAGGTTATCTAGGTCGTAATCTCCACCTGTTGCAAGGTAGTTAAGAGTAGGCGCAAAGGCAGAACCATATGCTGCTTCGCCTAGTATTGGAGCAAGCAATCTTCTGTAGTTAGGAGTCAAGAAGAATCCTTCTACGAACCCAGCGCTTGTATCAACTTCACCAAATGGGTAAAGAACCTTGTTTACTTTGTCTTTCCATAGCGGTGGTAGCAAGTTAAGTGGGTTAGCACCGAACCTATCTAATACTGTTAGAGGCAAAGTAACGCCAATACCAAACCCAGGAAGTGTAGTTCCTGAAGCAAATGCGAAGTTAAAGGACTGCGGTGTTGTTGAGAATGCCACAGGACCCTGGGTTGATAGACCCTTCATACCTGCAACATTGGATAGAAAGTTTAATCCAGTAGACATAAGTGGTACAAAGAATCTACGCTCATTTGTTTCAGGGTCATTGTAGAAGAACCCCTGATTTGGGTCATAAAAATCTTTGGCATCTGTCAATGAATAAAGGCTTGATGAGTCTGGCTTAGATAGCCACTGCAAACTCTTAGCAATTTTATAAATATCATTAGGGTTATTGGCAGCAAGTTTACTCCAAGCACCAATTGTGTTACCCCAAGCCTGAGCAAATGGGGCAATAAGGCGTACCTGATGGGCTATAAGCCGCTTACGTGAGGCATCATAGAAGAGTTCTGCTACACGCTTATTAGCCACTGTAGAGGCATATGCGTGTGCTTCATCTGCTGTAATTGTGCCAGTTCCCTTAGCAGTCTTAAAGGTATCCCATACTTTATGGGTAGAACCAATTGGCCTTCCATCCCAACTTTTAAGTGGAGATAAAGATTTTGATGCAATAGACTCTAATCTTGATATAGCACCAGCATCTAGTCCATAAGATAGGCTATGAATGGCATCCCAGTATGACTGGCGCCACTCTGGTCCCATTGTTGACTGCTTTTCAAACTTAGTAGAGATATTAAAGAATGAACCAGTAATACGGTCAAAGATATTACCTTCACCCTTAAGGATTGTACTCTTCTTGGGTATCTTGTAAAGGATGTTTTCCCAATTACCTTGACCATCAAATGCTTCACGGAGTTGCTGTGCAAATATCTGGTTAGAGTCCTTAATTGACTTACCAACTTTGCCCACTTCTTCAGCATTCTTAATAGAGTTTGCCGCAGTATCAAAAGAACTTGGAACTACTATGCTAACTCCAGCCCCTTCATATCTTCCAGTAGCAATAAGTTGACGAATTGCTGCAGAAGAGAATCCTTCGCGTCCTGCTACCTGGAATATACGCAAGGCTAGACTTACATCTTCACCATCAACGTTCTTTCCAGTATAAAGATAGGTTCGTACTCCTTCATCACTAAGCCAGAAGGCTCGGTTTGCTAATGGTTGGGCAGCAACAAAGTTATTCCACTCTGCTTTGCCTTTACCGCGTAGTAAGAAATCAATAGCCTTGGCTTCTTCTCCAGGTTTTGTAAATGCAACCGTACGTGCTGCGGTAGATTCACGAAGAATACGAATTTCATTAGCAAGACCTTCCCACCAACGTGGGTGTCCAAATTCACGAAGGTCATATCCCTGGGTTGACTGGACTCTAGCCAGGTCAGAGTCAAATGCTGAAACATTTCGGTCCTGAAGCATCTTAAGATACTGATATTGAGCATCGTGTGCTGCAATTTCCATTGCAAATTCATCTGCTGCATTACCAAGTTTGAATGACTCATCAGTAATCGTGTGCTTGTAAGGGTCAAAGGCTGCAAGAAGACGGCGGACAGGATTAGATGATGTCTCTCTTCCTAACCACATACCTACTGCTGCAAGTGGATTATTAAAAAATGATATATGGCCACTGGCCAAAACACGAATCTGCTCTTCAGCAATGTTACGCACAACATATGCTGGGCGGACAAGTACAATTCTCTTCCAAACATTGTTGCTTACAAAATCTAGGCTATTTTTAACAACGCCAAGTTTAAGCAATCTATTGGCAACCGAGATTTCATTAAGAATATCTTTGATTGGTGGAAAGTAGACTGCTGAGTTAAGCAATTCTGAGTCTACGTGTGGACCAGAAATGGTTACCTTCTTGCCGTTCATTAAAACATAATCAAGTTTAGCCCCACGCACGTGCTGATTGGCCCAGTAGTTACCCATTTCGGTACGGCCATTTTCAAATACGCGAGTAAGTTCTCTAAGAGTTTTTTCATCTACACGTGTCCTGTCGATGTTGGCACGTAGAATCTCATCAAAGAGTTTAGCGGTAGCAGTATATCCAGCATTAGAGGCATCGTCAGCATAGACAATTGAATTTACTAAATCGTCAATAACAGCATTGGGTACCTTGGCGGCCCGTGCGTAGTTAATTACTGTTTCAACTAAAGCGTCAGTATCAGATGAATGAACAAGTTTTCCATTGCCAATTACTGTTCCAAGAGAACGGTTAATTTCTTGGTACATCTTGCCCATCCAAGGCATCTTTGCATATGCTGAGGCTGCTCTGCCAGTAATGGCGGTCTTCAAAGCAAAAGTTTTTCCAGGAGCAATCTTGCTCATAACTGGGCCAACTGTAGAACCAACGGCTGATGTTGCTTTTCTTACAACACGACCAACCTTTGTTCCTTCTTCAAGTACATTTGCAACAACCGTGCCATCAGAAATATACGGAGCAAGAGCAAACATTGCTTCTTCTCTAGTAGTTGCTGCGGCAAGAGCCTTAGACTGGGCTACCGTAAAGCCACCACGACGGCCTAAGCCTTTTCCGATGCTGTAGATTTGCTTGAAATCCATATCGGCAAGGGTGTCAAAAATAGCAATACCCTTTGGGCTGTTAAGAAAGTTGGCAATAGCAGTCTCGCTGTAGACCAGGTTGTCTGCTTCATCTGCAACTTTAAGTTGCTCATCAAGAAGTTTCTGTACTACTTCTTGTTTCTCGGCCCTAGTTGCATCATCGGCATACTTAACATCATCAACTGCTGCGCGGACGGCAGCAACTTTTTCGTCTAATATAGAATCTAAATATACAAGTCGCTTTGCAGCCTTTGCTGATTCTACACCTTTAGATGTTTGTACTGCTAACGCAGCAGCATCTCTAGCCTTCTTAGACTTTGACGCAACAATAAAAGGGTCTGTCTTAAAGGCAATAATCAAGTCACCAATAGTGGTAATTAAGCGAGCCTTCTCTGACTGAATATCTCCACCTGTGTAGATGTAAGTAATTGGGTCAAAGATAGAAACTGGACGTTCGTATTTTTGTCCATCAACAATAAATGTAGTTTTAGCAATCTTCTTCTGCTCTTCACGAGCAAGAAAACCTGCACCATATTCTTCGGTGGCAAAGAAACCTTGGCCTAAATCAATGCGTCCTTCATCAACATATTGTTTAAGTGCCTGATAGATAGTTGTCTGACGATAATTAGTTATCTGAAAAGCCTCAGCAACGCTTGGGTCGTCCAGACCAAGACTCTCACGCGTATCATTTGGATTAATTGGATTACCAGTAAACCAGTCAACCTTGCCATCTTTAATGGCTTCGATTTCTGGACCAACCATTGAAAGACCAGACCATAGGGCACGAACAGACGCACCTAGACCTTCAAATGTTGCTTGTGGATAAAGAAAGCCTGTGCGAATTGTACCCTTTAGGCCAGTCCAAAGTTTTCCACGTCTAGTCTTCTGAAACTTTTCAGTAGAAACACGTTGTGCTTCCTTCTGTGCATCAAGTTCTCGTTGTGCTCTTGTCTGAGCATCAATCTGTGCAAGGGTGGTAAGAAGTTTACTTTGAGGAAGTGCGTTGTTTTTAGCAAGCGCAGTTACCATACCAGCAGAAAGTTGTGGGTTTGTCTTCAAAAGATTGAATGTACTGATGCCCTGCTGTGTTGGAATCTGTGCGGCAGACTTTACTAGGTCTTCATAGTCAGCCTGCATTTGGCTTGTGTTACGTTCTTCAACACCAGTAAGAATCCAATTGCCGTTCTTGTCCTTAGATGCTCCAGGTAGTTGACTCATCCAAGCCTACCTTCACGCTCCACATTTTCAAGTATGCGACGAACATCTTCGTTGCGTGGGTTCTGCAAATACAAAGCCTGCAAAGCCTGAACTGCATCATCAAGTTGTCCAGGAACTGCTGCAGGTAAATTAAGAATTTCAGGACCAGCACCAGGACCCATTTGGTTTCCTTGTGTTACTGGTTCATTAGGACGCTCAGTTGGTGCTCCTAGTTGAGTAAGCGCTGGACCTTGTGCAAGGGCAGAAAGTGAAGGAGCGGAAGGCGCAGAAGGTGTATTAGGACCCGCCATAGCAGCACCCTGTTGCTGTTGCATCGTTGCTTGACCTTCGCCGTAAGCCATTCCAGAAATGTAGCGTGCTGGTTGTGTACCAGATTGTCCGTTGCCACCAGTTGCTGAGATATTAGCAGGGTTATTCTGTGGTGCAGAAGGGCGCATTCCGCCTCTTTTTTCTGCCATTTATTTCTCCCTACTTAGTATGCTTGAATTGTATTTTAGATATATAAGGTGGAGCAGTAAATGCTGAAATCTTTGACGCTATCTCCATCGCTTCATAAGCATCTGCTCCAGCGTATAGTGCTCCCATTGCGTACGCCGCACCAGAACCTGTTGCATAAACTCCATCTGCATTTCTGGTAACTGATAAGTCATCATCAATGTCAAAGATTTCTCCACAGATTGCAATTAAAAACTGAAAGCGTTGGTCTGTTTTAGGTTCATCAAAGTTAAAACCATTTGATGATAAACACTTACGAAGAGAAGGCATAACCTTTACAATCATAAAGTGGTAAAGGTCTTGCCTGTCTTGCTTGGTGGGAACTGGAGGTTCCCAAATATGTTGTGCTACATCGCAAGGTAGAACCTCACCAGAGCCAGCAATTAAAAAATTTCCTCGTTCAGAAATCTTTTTCATATCTGAATGATTAAAAATTTTTCCATCATCGTCTGTGGTCTGGCTATCTGCAATTAGCACACAATCTTTTTCGTACTGTAATCCTATAATTGTTGTCATTGTCCCCAGCCTTTTTACCTACGTTGTATTGTACGAACAGATGCGTTAGCCGTGCCTTCACCTGAAAGACTTGACAATAAACTTTGTAACGCTGGTGCTTGTTCTTGTGACATCTCTGCTGGCATAGCCTCTGGTGCAGAAGAAGCGCCTCCTGCTGGAACGCCTTCGGGAGCAGGGGACGGTTGCTCAACCATTTGTGGTGCCCCAGCAGGAGGAACTTGTTGCTGCGGAGTAAATGTGGCTTCAATGGCATCTTCTAATGCGACACCCTTTTGACGAGCCTTGATAACCGCAGCAATGTTTCTTACTATCTCTGATGGGTCTTGTCCCTGTGTTGCCATCTGTGGAATTGCTTGAGTCATTGCAGTAAGCGAACCAAGTAAAGCAGTTCGCATATCTTCAATTTCAATCTTCTCAAGTTCCTGTGTTACGTTAACAGTAAATGGAAGTTCTCTCATCGCCATATCGCGTGAGATTAACTTGCCACCCAAAGCCTGTAGCATAAAGATAAGTCCCTGTGCTGGATTCAATCCTGCAAGCATTCCATATCGGACATCTGCTGAGTAGTCATTCTTGATGTCTTTAGTTGGCTTGTAAGTAATTTCATAAGGTGAACCAGAATCAACACCACGAATGGTCTTCTCTTCTGGATAAATAATTTCGTCTACTTCAAAGCATATGCTAATAACATCACGAAGGGCAGCAGCAAAAATTGCTTGTGCAGATTTAACCTGTGTGTCGAATGCACCCATAAGTGCCTGTACGCCTTGTCCAGTGACGATTGAGGCATCAATGTTTCCAGTACGGGATTCTGGGTAACGTGTACCAACACGTAGTTCTTGATTAAGAACTTCTTGTTCTGTAAATGCACCCTGTGGCAAAGTAAGTTCTACTCGGCGCACACCTGCTGGGTTGGCTGTACGGATAACCGCATCGCCACCCAACTGCAATTCCTGAACATCTTGGGGAAGAACAATAGGAGCCTGAACAGACTTTTCTGCTGCTTCCATTGCAAGCAATGCAAAGCGGTTACGTAGCAACTGGATGCCAAGAACATCATCAAACTGTCCACGCATTTCACCATCGATAGATGGCTTACGTGCGACAATAACCATCATCTTGCCAAGTGGGTTTGCCGCTTGAGAAAGAATTAAATTGCTTCTACGTGGTACATAAATTATAGATTGGTCTTTATCGTAATAACGAACCATCTCAATTGTTGCATTAAGGTCCTGCTTATAGCCATCGTCTCCAAGAAGTTCTCTATCATACTCTGGGAACTGAGATACCAGTTCACCAAGTGTCATAGAGTACCGTTTAGCAAATGCCACACAACGTCCATAGCGGTCAAATTCTGGGTAAGCCCCAATTGGATTTTCTATGCGAATACGTGGCAGGTTTGCTTCATCGTCTAATTCAATAATGAAAGGGACGAATCCATATGTTAAGTACCAGTCTGCTCCCGAGTACATTTGTACCGCAAGGTCAGAGTGCTGAAAATAGTTAGAAGCAATACGAGTACGCTTGTCCGCGAAACTGCGAGCGCGATCACTAACTTGGTTCGCTGCCGAGCAGTTGACGGCTGGTAATGGTGCCATAACTTCGGATAAGTCACGCGCAACAATGTCAACAAAATTTGCCACGACATTTGCGTCTACACCTTCTGGAAAGAAGTTAGGATAAACTTGAGCAATCTTTCCTTTGCGTACAGCAAGTACGTCAAGGTTTCGTGCATCACGTTCGTGATTACGGTAACGCAGGGAATCAACCCG